ACGTCGAACCAGACAACGGTAGATAATACAGCATCTGATCCATGTCCGGATCGTATTCCTGCATCACCTCGGTGATTTGATAGTTCATGAAATCTTTTACGCGAGAAGCCTGCGCTACGCGATCTGGCGTCTGCGCTCCCAAGACCTGGGTGCGAACTGGTCCACCAGATGGCAATAGTTCTTTATAGGCCTGCGCCTGAAACTGCGTCACGCTTTCAGAAACCAACGGGTGTGTGATCCCGCTCGCCCCTTCAAACGGAGTTGAGCGCTCCTCTGTCTTAATCCCCAGCAGGTCCAAACCTTTAACATAGGTCTCTTCCCACTCGTCACGAGAATCCAAATCCTCGTTGTACATGCCACGAAGATCAGATGACAACTCTCCCAACGTTCCATCATCTAAGAACTCTGCAAGGTTTGCGTCAAACGGAATCAGTTCTTCCTGTGACGGCATCTGTCCTGCCGCCTCAAGAGCCTGAATAATGGCGCTTCCGTCTGCCTGCTGGATAACTTCCGCCCCGTCAGGAAACTGCAACGGCTCATCAATAGGGATCTCTACGTCTGGAAGTCCCTCGGTGTCGTCCAGGTTCAGCCCTGGTGCAACCATGTTTGGTGGTAATGCCATCAATAATACTCCCGCTTACGGGGCCTCCATTCGTCATTTAATTCGTCTTCGCCTTGAAGAGAAATAAATCCCCCCTGACGGAAACGCATAAGTGCTAACGTCATACTATCACAAAAGTCATCGTTGTCGCCATTAGGAAATGAAACAACCTCTTCGACCACTTCGTCAGCAAACTTCTTATCCATCGGAGCCCAGACAACACCCGCCTCAAACAACGGGGCTACCATGTGCATTCGTGTTACTTTATCAGACCCTTTGCCTGGAGCAAAGCCCAATGCCGGAATACCGCGAAGCCGCAACTCGTCAATGAGTGGTGTACCCGTCGCTTTCGCTTCGACCAACACCATGTCTGGCTCCCAGTATTCGTGTTCTTCATAGGCTACCTCTTTTAGCTCAGGGAAGTTCCACCGACCCCTCCGTGCATCCAACAGGATTATGTTGTCAGACCCACCCTCTTCAGGCTCAAAGATGCCCCAAGTTGTGATCGCAGAGTAGTCAGCTGTTTGTTTTTTCGAAAACGCAGTGTCGTATGCCTGCAAAATATACTTCAGTGGTGGGATCTTTTCCTTTTCCCAGTCCTTCCACCACTCCCGCTTGATGATCGCACTCTCTGAAGCCGTCGGTTGCTGCTGCCACTGCGCATTCCACTTGGCTACAGGCAACGAGGCCTTGATCGAAAGCAGCGCATCCTTCTCCCAGAACTCCGGCCACAGCGGTTTGTCGCTCGGAAGGATGGCAGGAAACTCCACAACCTCCCACTGATCGGACATAATGTCGCCGCTCTGGGCCTGAAGAAGCCGTCCAGTCAAATCTTTCTTACCCCAGCGTGTCATAACCAGGATGATTGCTCCACCAGGTTGTAGACGTTGGCGGGGACCAGAGGTGTACCACTCATATGCGTGGTCAAACGCCGTCTCACTCAGCGCATCTTGTTCCGAATGGGGGTCGTCAATGATAAACAAGTCCGCACCACGGCCCGTAACAGCCGCACCAACACCCGCAGCGAAGTATTCTCCGCCCTTGGATGTCTGCCACTTGCCTGCACCCTTGTTGTCTTCCTTCAAATTGGTCTCAGGAAACACCGCTTTGTACGCCGGATCGTCAATCAAGTCCCGTACCTTGCGGCCAAAACGTACAGCAAGCTCCGTATTGTGCGTCGCTTGAATGATCTTGAGCTTCGGATTACGGCCCAAAAACCACGCAGGCATCAGGTAACTTGCAAATTCTGACTTCGAATGCCGCGGCGGCATATTAATTATAAGCCGCTTGAGTTCTCCTCGTGCAACACGTTCAAGTTTTTCAGCAATGATCCGGTGATGGCGGCCCTCAATGAAGTTTTCGTACACATGATGGGCAAACGGCATGAACCTGTTCTGCGCTTGCTCACGCAAATCAAGCTGTTTCTTGGCCTCTGTTAAGGCCAAGATCTCTCGGAGTGCTTCTTCAGGTAAGGCTTGTAAGTTCACGGCCGCGCCTGCATGATCCCTGTGTTAAGTGTTGTCCCCGCCAATCCGCTTCTTGGCTGGCGTTGCTGGCCCCGTGGTCCCGAAATCTGCTGCTGCATCTGTTTCAGCTGCTGCTCAATCGGGTTTGGAGCCGTTGGAGTCAACGGAGTTGGTATAAAGTTGTTCGTAACTTGTGTATACTCTGAAAGAGGTGGCGGTGTATAGGGGTTTGTGGCGATAGGATCAGGTGTTACCGTCGCGATATCCGGATCGATCACGCACATTTTCTGCTCACTGTCGAAAATATACCCTTCTGGGCATGGATCCTCCATGTCTACAACAGGCGCAACCATCTCCTCTTCGGGTTGGTTTTCCTCTAGGCCAGTCCTAAACAGCATCGCCTCTCGGGTAGCGACTTGTGCAGGATCCTCCGTCAATGTGTCAATTCCCGCAACGTCATACGGCAACCCCAGCGCATTGATAGAGTAATACGTCCCATCCGCTCTCTGATAAATAGGCTTGCCATTTACCGTGTTAACGATCTTGTCGTTTGCACGATCAACGCCACCTAACGCCGCAATTCCACGCCCAAGAAAACTGTCACGAACTGTACGCTGTAGGTAGTTCGGGCCCTCTGTAACTAGATCCTGTCCCGCTGTGTCTGTGTAACCCGTCCTCGTTACTGGGTCATACCCCTGACCAACAACGGGCTTGTTGCCTGAACTGTTCGTATCATTGTAACCAAGAGACGGAGACCCGCCGACATTTCGTATACCGGCTTGACCCATAGTATTGGCAGCCTGACGATACGCATCCGCTACATTCGATGTGAGGTTTGTGCTGGTGCTGGGGCTGGCGCTGGTGTTGCCACCGCCACCATTGTTATTTGTCATCTGCGCACGAACCTGGTCCGCCCCGCGCTGATTGCCCTGACGCTCTAAGTTCTGAGCCGTCCGCTCACGGTACGCATCATCCTTCTCCTTGAACCCAAGGCCCATTGCGAGATCATCTAATATTGTCATTGTTTGCGCCCTCCTAGTGGCGGAAGTTGATACGCCCCGCTGAGATCCATTCCATACTGCTGATTTATCGCGTCAAAGTATGGGTTAAAGTTTTTACCGTAGTCATAGTTGTATTGCGTCATGTCCATCGCAGGTCCCGCAAAAATATCCGTGTAATCCGTCGTTCCATACGCATCAGGTCCCATCATGCCCGTCATAGGCGTCGGATTGAAGATGCTCTGATCAAAACCCGCCGCGTAATCAATAGGTTTCATGCTGTACGCGTTCGGATTAAGCTGCGTTCCCGCCAATCCTTCCATCGCATTCGTGTATTGGGACATAGCAGGCGTAGAAACCGCACCGATGCCGCCCAAACCAGGCTGCATCCGCTCTTCACGGTCCGCTTCCGTCTCCTGCAGGAACTGATTTGCCCCAGCAACCTGCTTTTCTGTGCGCAGTTTGTCCGTATTTGCCAAAGATTCCGCAAGTTGCTCCGATGTACGGCCATAATCCGTCTGCATTTTGCTGTAATCCCCGTACAACGCGTCATAATCCGTCTGCATTTTGCTATAATCGCCGAAGATGTCGTCATACTGACCCTGGAGCGTGGTGTAATCACCCTCTAAGCCCTTCAATGCGTCCACAGATTTAGTATAATCCTCGGTGAGCGTGCCGTAGTTCGTGTCCAGCGTGTCATACAAACCCGTAAGCGCATCATAATCGCCCTGAACTGTGCCCAACTGCTCCGTCGCAGCGTTCAAACGGTCTTCCGCGTCCTTGTAACGCGTCATCAACGAGTCATATTCGCCCTGAATTGCGTCGCGATCCGCTCCAACCGTGCTCGATTTCTCAAACAACTGGTCAAAATCGCTCTGCAGCGCATCTAAATCACTTTTCGCCGTTGTCCAATCCGTATAATACTGGCTTGCGTTCTTCTCCGCATCCGACAGTTTGCTCTTCGTGTCCTCAATCGCCACAGCCTGGTTGTACAAATAACCCAAACTCGTCGCATCGTCCGATGGATCATACTCATAACCCATCTCATCCAGCAAACCCTTGTACTCATGACGCTGCTGAACATCATTCCACAGATTTTTAAGCTGACCCGAGGTCATGCTCGAATCATAAGTGGAACCATAACCAAGATCCGTGATCAACGAACCATAGTCATTCCGAGCCTTCGCCTCGTTATACGCAGACAAATAACCAGCGTTGTCCATGTCATCGGTAATCAAATTACCGTAACCAAAATTCCCTATCTGCTCCGCATAGTAATTCCGAAACGCACTGTCCGCCTCGTCACGCGTCCGATACGCCCCAGCAAAATTCCCGTAATCCTCACCAGCAACAAATAAACCTGGATCATAATTACTAAACGTCTTGTACGCAGAATCATCCTCACCCATCCAATCAGGACGGTTGTTCAACGTCTGATTAACCTGATTCCTATACGCATTGTATTGAGCCTGATATCCCGCACCCTGCATGTCCGAATCCTGACCCGATAACCACGAATCAAAATTCTGCAAACCTGACGTCGCAGCGTTGTACGCCTCACGATCCGCGTTCTTCATGGCCGCTTCCGTCGCAAACCGCTTGTTCGTAAAACCCGACATCACAGAAGCAGGAAGATAACCAGCCCTCTGATCCTCCGTCAAACCAAACTTGTCGTCTTGCAAATACTCCTGATACTTATCATACTTCGTGTTAAAATCCGCGTCAGGCTGATTAGCAGAACTCCATGTCGAAAAATCATCCGGCGTCGGTACTGTAGGAGCAGTGTCTCCACCGCCACCGCCACCACCACCGCCACCGCCGCCAACTATCGCAGCCGCCGCAATCAAAAACCCTGGAAGTCCCATTCTTAATACCTCGCATACAAGCCGCCAATGGGCTCAAATCCAATCCGCTCCAACCAACGACCCTTCCGGTCCACGTCGCCGCCGCTCGATATACTGACCACGGTTCGGGATGCGCCCTTCCCCTTTGCCCAGTCCTTAAACAGTTCTACCATACGTTTCCCAACAAATCCACCTCGCGCACTCGGCGCAACATATAGCAACAATTCTACCGCCTCCGTCTCCTCCGAAAACCAAAACGGACTGACCGCCCCAATCAACACCCCAACAATCTCCCCCTCACGCTCCGCAACGCACACAAAACCCTCGCCCAACATATGACGAACAAAACGCTCCGCCATCCCCTTGTCTAAACGAAAACGGCGATACTCCGTCTCCGAATGCATCGCCCAACATAAATCCAAAATCGGACCAAGATCCGCGATCCCCGCTTCCCTAATCACGATACCTCACCGCCATCTGAAAAACCAACCATAGACCACGGATCAAACTCTTCTTCTGGCGTCACCGGAATGTCGTACGCACGCGTGTCTTCCATACGCATAGGAATACTTTTCTTCGGACGTAGATTGTCTTTGTTAAGACCACGAATTGTACTCTTAATCGCACCTTCTGTGGGGAGGTCACTGTAACCTGGAATCTTGTCCAAAACATTCCGCTCCAGGGACATAACGCTCTTCTCCGACGGATACATCTGCGAAGCTATCTCTTGCACCAACGCTTTCATCCGCTGCCGCGGGTTCGGGATCAACTTCGGATTTATTGTTTCGGCCAAACTCAGCGGCGTTGTATACGTCACCATGTCAGAAGGATCGCCTTCCGCCGCTCGCGCCGTCGCCTCACCTGGGTTCCGCTGGTACATCTCCCAGGTGTCCGTGGACTTTAACGCATCTAGCTCCTGCTGCGCCGCAGTGCGAGAACTCTCTGACGCAGTCTTGTCTTTAAGCCGAGCCTCCAACTCAGGGATCCTCGACTTAACGTACTCATACATATAATCTTGGCTCGTTCCTCTCGCCTCGTCAGGCAAGTCTCCCTGCTTTTGAAGCAAATGCTCTACTTCATGACCCAACGTGTCACGAATATTCGTATCCGACAAATTCGCGTTCAACACAATCTCAGGACGACCACTATCCTGACCACGGGGAGTGAAGTACCCATAATTATTTTTCCCCATCTTAGGATCAAACCGAACGGTAATGTCCTCAAACGCCTTGCCTCGTACGTTTTGAATCACCGAGTCACTGACCAATTCATCCAGTGGCACAGACTCCCGCTTACTTAACAAATCCTCGTTTATTAAAAAATTATCTTGATCCATCCAACCCACAAGACCAGGGCGCGTCTCAACTAAATTCCCCGCCGCATCCCGCGTCTCAAAAAACCGAACTCCCGTCGCGTCTAAAATCTCGCCTGGAGTCGCACCAGCCGCACGCAGATCACTCGCCTCATCAAACCGCGCTTGATTAAACCGATATATATCCTCCGGAACATCCATGAAAATGTCGTTTATTCCGCCTGGATAATACGTCTGTCCAATACCACCACCCATGATCTCAGATTCAGGAGCCACGAGCCCTGGATGACGAGCCACAAACGCATCGAAATCACGCTGAAACTTCGCGTCCAACGCACGACCCGCCGCCTTGCCACCGGCCAGAACAGGTGGAACCAAAGGCGCAGCAAACGCCGCCGCATCCGCCAAAGACAAAAGACCAAGTCCCGCAGCCCTCGCCGCATCGCCATATCGACCCTCGCCAACCGCACCCGCAGCTTGCCGTCCAGACGATACAACGTCAAACACACTCGATACCGATCCAACAGGCGTTAAATCAACCAACTCCGCCGCATCCGATACCGCACCCAAAGGAACACCCGACGAGGCCAAAAGCTGCGCCACCCCACGACGTACAGGATTCTCATCCTCTTGCGCCGCAACACCAGAAGCTATCGCAGCCAATCTCTCCTCTAACCCATACTCAATCGTCGGATCGCCCATGTCACGGAAATAATCAGGATATAACGCCGCTAACTCCGCCCCACGCCGACGACGCTCCTCTTGTATCAACGCCAACCGATCCGCGTCTAATACCGCGCCCATAACACGTTCGTTCATTTAAACCACCTCAATGGATCATAATCCCTGTTCCCTGGTCGACGGATATTTGTCACCGGTAACTCCAATGGCGCGACATCACTCCGATTGTCCAACGCTTCCTGGATCGAAC